TTGTCTTTGATAAACAAATCACCTGCAGGAACTTTCTTAGTTGCTGGCATTAACAAATCAAGATAGTCAACACACATACAATCTACTTTTTTGCCTGTTTGTATTTGTAATTCTTTTAGATATGAACGCAAGTCATTTACTGTAGAACCAGAAGGAAGATATTTAACTCTTAGCATTCCTGATTTTTTACCTTTAGTTTTAACTTGTAATTCTACATCATCTAGTTCTTTGAAAATTCTTTTTGTACTTCTATCTGTAAGCATCGCATCCATACGCATACTTGATAATTCTTCTGAAAGTTCTAAAGTGAAATACACAACATTCATACCTAGTTGTGCCCAATTCAAACTCATATTTTGCATAAACAAAGATTTACCAGCACCTGAACCACCTGCGAAAATTGTAATCTCACCACGATTGATACCGCCATAGAGTTTATCATCTAGTGCTTTCCAACCTGTAGATATTTGTCCATTGTTGTCTTTTAGTTTTTCAAGTCTTGACCTAGGATCTTCAAAATAATCTGTACCAAGTGAACGTGCTAGTCCAACTTGTACTGCATCTTTAATTCTAGATTCTACTTCGCCATATCTACCAGTCTCTAATAAATCTGCACTATCGATAATTGCTTTTTCGATTGATTTATGTCTACAGAAAGTTTCAAATTCATCGATGAACCAATCTGTATGTTGTACAATATTATCTAACTTTTCGATATCTTCGCCTGTTTGTGCTTTGATAATGTCTGGCGTAGGAACTGTTGAATATTCTTCACTATGACTAACCAATAAGTCTACTACTTTTCTCATACTTCTATCAAAAAACTTTGGATCAATGATAGCACGTACTCTAGAATACAATTCAGGATCAGTTATCATAAACTGAACGAATAACTTTTGTAAATCTAAATTATAATCTTTTATTTCAGCCATTTGTATAGTCTACTCTTTTTATTTTGATTTGTCAAGTCGCTTTCTTCTCAACTCTTTATCTAAACTTAACTTGTCTTTTAACGACATCATATATGCCGCACCTGCCAATATAGCAATAGCACCTGCTTCTGCAAAAAGCATCCAAGGATCGGCTTCTTTACTATGTAAAACAATCAATCTACATAAAGCCGTAATTGCAATTATAATCGGTAATGTAACAGGTATTCTATTACTTGAATAAAATGCACCTACCATACCAACAATCTCTGCATAAATGAACAACAAGAATAAATCACCTAACTCGATTTTCATATCTACAACTACCATTCTATAGATATCTAAACCGGCGGCAATCATTGTTAAGGTTCCTATGAAACCTAATAAAACTTTTTCACTAGCAGTTGTTGTCCAGTGTAGTTTTTTAGACCAATCTGTTTCTCTAATCATTCTTCTCCTAACTAATCTTCATTGTAAAGAGGCTACTGACACTTTCTTCATTGCTAACTCTACGTATCGCCTCTCCTAATAACTGGGATACACTAACTACTCTAGTCTTTTTACAATTATCAGGACAACTAAATTTAATACTATCTGTGATAACACATTCCTCAAGAACACTGCTTTCAACTTTGTGACAAGCACCATTGCTCAATACACCGTGTGTAATATATGCTCTAACACTTAATGCTCCTGCATCTAAAATTGCCTGAGCCGCATTACAAAGAGTTCCACCACTATCGATAATATCATCTACCAAGATTGCGTGTTTACCTTTAACATCACCAATCAAATTCATAACTTCTGCCTTACCTGCCTCTGGTCTTCGTTTGTCAACAATAGCATAGTTGGCGTGATACATATCTGCAAACTTTCTTGCTCTTACTGTACCACCAGCATCTGGTGAAACGAATATAACAGGTTCTTCTAACTTTTTAATAACTTTTCTTTTAATGTCTTTTGCAAAGACTAATCTTGAGGTTAAATCATCTACAGGAATATCAAAGAAACCTTGAATTTGGCCTGCGTGTAAATCCATAGTTAAAATTCTATCTGCACCTGCTTTAGTAAGTAAGTTCGATACAAGTTTTGCAGTAATAGGTGTACGTGATGCACTTTTTCTATCTTGCCTTGCATAACCAAAGTATGGTATAACTGCCGTAACTCTTTTTGCAGAACTACGTGTGGCCGCATCAATCATAATCATAAGTTCCATTAAACTATCATTAACTGGACTACTTGTACTTTGTATTATAAAAACATCTTCACCTCTGATGTTTTCGTGAAATTCTACATTACATTCGCCATCAGCAAACGTATCAATCTTTGCTGGTACTAAATCAGTAAAACAATGTTCAGCAATCTTTTCTGCTAACTCTCTGTTACTGTTTCCTGCTATGATTTTCATATATAAGTCCTCTGTGAAGTTATTATAAGTATTATCTTAACAAAATTGTTACACTTTGTCAATAGATTTAACAACAAGTTTTGCAAATTGTTTATGGGCTTCTAGTCCAGGATGTGCATTATCCAATGCTAATGGATATTTGTCCCGTAATCCAAAACCATAATTTTCAAATTTTACTTGGTTCCATTGAAAACTATCCATTCTCCAAGGAGTATCATACTTTATTCCAGAACCAGATATAATATGTATTTGTCTTACATCTGTTTTTTCTTTTAAATGATGATAAGAAAGATTGGCACAATGTGCTGATGTTAACGTTAAATCATATTCGTCTGCGTGTTCCGCCAACATTTTTACATAAGGAGTATCTAACCAAAGACCATAATTTTCAATACGATTTGTTTGTATTTTAGACCATCTATATACGTTAGTCCACATTATTACAACTATATCATTTTTTTCATATTCAAATTCTAGTATTTTATGTAATATACCTCTATTACTTAATCCAGGTTGAGAACGATTTTCAAGTTTTAAATTAAATTTGTCTGCAACTATAGTTGGCCAAGCAAGATTACTATGCTTAGGACCAGGGTGAACAGGTGGAACAAAACAATCTTCAAGCCCGTGACCGTAGGTTAGACTACAACCAAATGTCACTAATCTAGGCATCAGTAAGTAGTGATAACTTTATCTGCAATACCGTGTTTAACTGCCTCTTCAGGAGTTAACCAATGGTCTGTTTTTGGTGCCAACAAATGTTTACGAATATATGTTTTTGTTTTGCCTGTACACTTTATATAATGTTCTAACAGTTTTTCATTTGTCCAATCCATATGCTTTTTACTATCTAACATATCGTGGTATTGTCCTTTTTGACCACCACTGAATTCGTGTGACATAACTGCCGTATTTTGTGTAAGATAACGATGACCTTTTACACCAGACATCATCAACATAACTCCACAACTTGCAATACACCCCATACCATAAGTATATACAGGAATACGTGATTGTTTAATCGTATCAATTAAATGCATACAACTATCTACTAATCCACCTGGTGAATTAATATATAGATGAATTGTTTTTGGTGCTTTATCTTTTGGCATAAGATTATATTCGATAATCATTTTTACCAAAGGCATACAATTTTCTTGATTGAATTCTTTCTCCATAAAAAGAATACCATTGTCCTTACTGTACTCACCTGGTTGCTTCGGCGGTTGCGGAGGCATTGGTGGAGGAGGTGGGGGAGTTGGTTTCGGTTGTTCTTTTGGTTCCGGAATAATCGTTACTTTCTTTTTCATTATGTTTTTTTATCCTATTCTCATTTTCACACTTATTTTTGTATTATTACTTATACGTGCCTCAATGATACTGTTAAGTGTATACAGTTTACCATACTTATGTATTGCATCTGCGGCATCTTTAACATCGTCTTCCCATAAAGGAAAAGATACACTCCAACCATTTTCTTGTGCTTGATGAATTAATTTTTGTCCTGCTTTATCTCTATCAGGGCATACAATCACTTCGCCTTTGAATTGGTTTATGTAATCTATTTGTTCTTGAGAAGCCTCATTGCTTGTTATAGCGATACAATCTAATGCCAGTGCATCAATGATACCTTCGCAAACTATAAGATATTTAGTCTTGGATTTTATTCTATCTGTATTGAATAAAAAGTTTTTTGGAGATTTAGTAATATACTTTGCACTAGAATTATTTGTAATATCACGTGCAGTGTAACCAACTATTTTATCACCTTGATAGAATGGAAATATAACTCTGTTTTTAAATCTCATATCAGGAGAATAATATACTTCATCAATAAAATCAAATACGCCTCTATCTATTAGATACTTTGCACAAAACACTGCCTCTTCTGGTGGATTATCTTTTGATAACACACTTTGTAATTCTTCTGAGCCTTCAGGCAAATCACATTCTTTAAATCTTGGAAGAACAAAGTTTTGTTTATTTCTTTTTATTTGGTATGGACCTTCAGACAATTCTTTCTGACGGATAGCATCCAACTGTAAACGCTTGATTTCTCCTTCAGAAACATTTAAATTACGCAAGAGTTTTAGAAATTTTCTATTAAGTATTCTTCCGGTTCGGTGACTTGCAGTGAACCCACAATTAAAACAATGGTAGGATATGGAATCGCCGTCGCTACGAACACCCCCTCGCATTCTGGTATCTAGTCGAGGTTCGCCTTCCTCGATACAACAAGGACAGTTGAAACTAAGCCAACCACCACTTGCTTGTCTATTCTTACCAGGTATATGTCTATATATTACTTGCTGAAGGTCCATACTGTTAATATAGTACCTTTAGCACCAAATGTCAAGAGTAATTAGTTTCTCAGTAGAACTTTTTTGATTGTTCCTGCAGTTGCTTGATATCTAATTCTTATCCAATTTACGTTTGATTCAAGTACTAATGCTTGAACTCCACTCTCGTTATTAACAGTAATTGTTGGATTTGAGAACAATTTTGGTGAGATTAAAAACCAATCATCGTGTGAAGAACTAGGCTGTTCACTTAAGTCACCTTGTACTTCAACTGTACCTGTAAATCCATCATAATAGATTGCAAGAGTATGTATTGATTTTGATTTAGATGTTGATGCTGATCCATTAAAAGCAGTAGAAATGAAATATGTTCCATCATCAAAGAACGTTTCAGTTGATTGTGAGTCCTCAAATTCTGGATATACATCATCAACTACTTCAACGTGACCTTTAGCATTATCGTATGTGTCTGTATATAAGATTTGCTCTACACCATTTTCTACAGTGTACATTGCAAACTGATAAAATCCCTGAGGTAACATAATTGTATCAGCCGTATGTACGATTAAAGATGCCATACCTTTGGTTGCGTTGGTGACAGTAAGGTATTTGAATAGTACATTCTCTCTAGAATCTCTGTCATACATCTTCCATATAATCGTTTTGTTTGTCAAATCGATAGGTTTTCTATCCGTATCTTTTATCTTAAATCTAAGAGTATTGTCTATACCCTTGTGTAGTTTGTGTGTTCCGTCGTACATTGGCGTATTCCCCAGGTAATTGTTCATATTGTTTGTATTGTCACCATCTAAACAAACAATTTCTATGTCTCTACTATACTGATACATATTGTAGTTATTCATAGATGTATTTATCACCTGAGAGACTAAAATTTTTCAATGCTAAATATAACGATGGACAAAGAAAAAGTAGAATGGATGCAAGAGAATTATCCGTTTTTCTCATATGTGAGATACGGAAATAAAAAAGAATTCACTGAACATCTAGGAATAATAATAAACTCTGACCAAGTCATTACCTCTATGTACAACTTTGAGGCTATACCTTCTCCTGAACTGAGAAAGAAATTTGTGGAACTTGGTGAGCAATGGTGGTGGGAGTCAAATAGGCTTATGCCAATAAATTTATTTTTAGGAACTCAGATAGCACAATATAAAAATTGGATACTTAATATGAACTCTAAAGATGTGGAAGTCATATGGGGACCAACTACAAGTCTAGCAAATATAATTCAGAAACGTATTAAAAGACGTTCAGTACAACTTGTAAGAAAAATAGACTAACGAACTATTTCAACTTCACTTTCAGTAGAAATAACAACTCTAGCACCACAAGATAATATAGGCTTTTCATTTCCACCATACATTACCGTACTTGGTCCATTGATTTTTACTTCGTGGCAATATGTATTTTCTTTACCTTTTTTAACAGTTATAACAGGTTCATCTGTACCGTGTTTCTTGTTTGCTCTTATTTTATGTTGATTAACGTGTATATAAGTTTTAGGCATTTTGTAGTTTCTCGCATATTAGATTTAATTGTACAACGATACTTACTGCATAAGCAACTGCGTGTGCTTTTTTGAAAAAGTAACTATCGTCTTCAGGTCGTTCCCATACTTTTTGTTTTATAGTTTCTTTACTTTCATTTAGTAAATGTCTTTTTGCTGGTCTAATGATAGCAAGTACTTCTGCTAATTCTTCTATACTTTGAGGTTTTAAAACCTTAAGAACATCTAAATGATTATGAACGTGTGCTAAATCTTTTACTATTTCTTGATGTTGCAATAAGTCCCATAATGGTTCTTTGTTTACTAACTCATTCAAATGATTTTCGTCACGTACACCTTCATATAAACTATTGTTAAGAAAGTCTAGTTTGAAATATCCTCTATCTTCTGCCTCTTTGTATTCTATACTTGATAACGTAGAAACAGGATCATAAGGAATAGGTTGAAGATATACTCCACTATTATGTTTTGTATATTCATTTCCTTTTTTGATACTTGCTGGTATGTGTCGAAAATGTGTTAACACACTTTCTCTATCGATAACATCAATATCTATATCAGTTTTAACTTTCATAGTTTCACTATACACTATTTCCACACCATTGTAAAGTAAGAAGCATCAACTTCTGACTTAAAATATAAATGTCCTTTATATGCAACGTAATTATCAGTACAATTATTATTACACCAATCTACCAAATGTGTTACATACCCTGCACCTTGTATCATAATTTTGTCATAATTGATATTTTCGTGTTGTATTTTAGTCCAGTTTAAGAATTCTTGATTTTCAAAATCACTATGAAATCGTCTTAGTTGTTCTACTTTTCCAGATATCTTTCTTAGACGTTCTAACCTTTCTTTGACATTTGCGTGTTTCAAAAGTTGCTCATTCATTTCCTCTACTCCATATTCCTTTTACTAATGAGTACTCTTTACTTTCTATAAGTTTTGCTCTAATTTCTTCTACTCTTTTTTCAAGTTTATAAAACTTTATTTCTTTAAAAGCATCTACCATTTCTTTAAATTTGTTTGCTCTTACTTTGCCAAATGGTTTTATAATATCTGGCGATATGTCTGCTACGTTTCTTATATCTATTATATTTTCAAAATTAAAATCATCTACAATTTTTCTGCTATTAACCATAAATTTCCAAACAGAAATAAAGTTATTATAATTATCATTTTCTTTATCCCATATAAAAGCAGGACTTGTACAATAAAAGTTTAATGAATTTAGTAATAAATGTTCAAAAGTTTTACCTGGATGTATCAGAAATGTTTTAGTTGTTTCGAAATCATTATGTTGTGAACGAAAGTCTTTAATTGAAGATCCACTTTTAGAAGTTCTAGGATGGCAATTAAATAGAATTTTTGTTGCCTCTTTATTATGAAAAACTGCCCTGTTTTTATGATGACAAAAGTTAGATAACATATAATCATTATATTTCTCTACGTGTTCCCATCCGTCACCTTTCAAAGCAAGAAGATATTCATATTTTAAAATTAAATCTGGTTTTTCTGCATCTGGTGAAAGTATTTTATCATATCTATTCCAATATCTTTGACGCATTTGAAGTGACCATTGAGTATCGTAAAATTCTTCAATAGAATAACTTATTAGACCTGATACAAAATCACCAAAACTACCAGGAAAATATTCTAGTAAATATGATTGATAGTCTGGTAAACTAGCAGGACATTCTATAGAATCCTTAAAGTCTAATCTTACTTTTCCCATGGAAATTCTACCCACACCTCATTTTCTGTATCTAGTTCTTCGTAATAATAATCAGTATCTACAATAGAATTTGGATCCATAATTAATGATGCAAACTTTACATTTTGATGCCAAATAATATCCCATCTTAAATTTTTTCCTTCTCTAGGTTGTGACCAATCATTTTTAATCCAATCAAGTGCGTCACCGCCTCTATTGATATCATCAATGATTAAAATTCTTTTACCTAAAGATGCATCTTCTGGCATCCAAGCATTGCTTTCTGTATTTTCTTCTAAGCCTTCTGCCGCCAACTGAACACAAAGAGTATGCATAGGCAAACCAGTCATATGTGATAACATTACTGCTGGAACTAAACCGCCTCTTGTAATACCTACGATATAATCAGGTCGCCAAGTATCTTTATACATATCCATAGCAATAGTTTGTATTGCTTTGTCTACGTCTTGCCATTCATATTTTATTGTTTTCGTCATCTTCATCCTCTGGGCCTGGTGACTTGAAGAACGCCTCAGCGGTCTTATATTGCTCATATAAACTTTCTAATACTTTATATTTTTCTAAAAGTTTTGGATCTGGTACTAGAATTTTTAATCTTTCTTCTATTGCATCTAATCTATCTTTTACTTCTTTATCAGGATCATAGTCTTCATAAGGTGACATAGTTACTGAACCTGCATTTACTGATACAGTTGGTGTTGTAGTTGCCGTTAAATCTACTGGACCTGTTATAACACCTGAATCTGAAAAGTTAAACTCATAAGTACCTCTATCTGAGTCTATTAAATCTGTAAAATCCTTAGGGTCTATCCAGTCTCTATCAACACCTTTTACTTCATTAAATTCGTCTGCTAAGTCTTTTAATTCATCTTCATTCATTTTAGTTCTTTCTTTATAAGTTTCTTGCAAAACCTTTGCAGTTAATTTTTTATCATTTTCCATCACCCTCATCCTTCTTGGTGTTTTTAATCTTTTCAATTACCTTTCTCAAAGACCAACTTCCATCAGAATTCTCAACCCATTCTAATTCATCATTGTCTGTCCAGCCAAGACTTCTAATTACATCTTGTGGTAATACAAAGTAACATTCCTTAGTATCAGGATCTTCTTGTATTTCTACTACTCTTGAGGTTTTATGTGATACTTTTTTAGTTGGCATTCTATCTTCCTAAAAATCTTTTAGCCGCATCGATTGGGTTTCGTAAACCTTCATAAGTTTTATCAATGAAGTCTATATGTTTACTTAGCCTTTCATTTAAACTATCTATCTTTTTTAATGCTTTATCGATTTTTTCTTCGACTCTTTCTAATCTTTCAATTATTTCTGCATCAGATTGATTTGATATTTTCATTATTATATACCTGCCTTAGTTAATACTTCTTTTACAAATAATACATCATCTTTTCTAACTTCAAACTTTCTTGTCCAAAATGTTGGTTCAAGATATTCATTTACTAAACTTAATTCGTGGTCATTGAAACTACTTATAAGTTCATTACCAGAAATAGAATTAAAAATAATCCAAGGGCTAATGCGTCCGGATTTGATCCAATGTATAGCACGTGGCTTACTAATCTCCCTAAAGAATACATTATACGGTCTATCATTTTCTCTTCCCCATTGTTGCATTAAAAGAATGCCTCTTTCAACTGCACGTTCGGCTGTTTCTTTTTTGTTTAGTTCTCTGATATAAGTTTCATAAACTGCATCAGATGTCCATTTATCTAATTTAACTCCTGACTTGATTACAAAATCAATAAACTTTTCAGGATCTATAGCATTTACATTTAAAATATATTTACCAAATTTTGTAAATCCTATATAATATTTGCTCTTTGCAAAATCTTCATATGTTCTTTTTTTACTTGTAGGAGAAGATATTTCATAGAAACGATTATATGCAAGAAATCCTAATCTTACATACTTCGCATCTTTGTTAACCCATCTTCTTTTTTGCTCACACATATGGGCAATGAGAGTCTTTTCACGTTGAAAACTCTTACCACAAAATTTACACTCAAACATATATATTACTCTTATTGGCGGGCCCGGGAGGATTCGAACCTCCGACCTCTTGTTTCGTAGACAAGCATTCTATCCACTGAACTACGGGCCCGTTCGGTTTAGTGATAGTCGCTGGTATCTGCAACTTTAACAGATATACCTCCTTGTATTTGCCAATTACAACCTTGCGACTCGTAACCTAGGTCTTCAAGAAACTCATAACGTGACATCCAATCTGAATTATCAAGTTGTTCTTCATAGTCTTCTTCTAGTTTCTCTTTTTCTTCATCAGACCATTCGTTATCGCCACTTCCATAGAAAATAAAATCTTCGGCACAACCATCAAATGTATCAAGTAGTTCTATGTTTTCATAATCTTCATAATCCCACATAGCACCATCTTCGCCTATACAAGTAGATAGTTCTTTTGCCTCGTCTTCATTTTCTACTTTAATTCTAAATGTACCATTTCTCCATAATACTTCTGTATTGAGTCTTTTTCCGTTTTCGTGTTTAAACATCTCAATTTCTATTAAACTCTTTTTCCAGTATGCAGAAATATCATATGAACCGCCTACTGCTACTTCTGTTACCTCATCATCCATATTACTTGCCCGTAACTTCTGGTATTTTGTTAGCCCAAGGAAATGAAATCATTTCTCCTGACTTTATACCTTTCATAAGTTCTTCTACTCTATCTTCCATAACACCAACCGCAGTACGAATATGTCCTGTATCGTGAGGTTGATATCTAGATTTTTGTACTTCAATTTCTTTTTGAAGTATATTAATTGTTAATACTAATTCGTCATTTGTCATTCTGCTCTCCATCTGAAAACTTCTGGTATACAAAAATTTCTACCAAATTTACAAGTGTTATCGTCATTACAAACTCTTTCGTGTTTGCTATTTTCCCAACAATTACTAGTGAATGGGTCTCCATACTTTTGAAGAAATCTATCCCACGTATCATCTATAGTCATCATTGCCGCTATTGGAAGCACCATCGTTACAAGTATAATTACTAAGAAGGCAGTTCCAAATCCTTTATTGTGATATGGTTCCATAATCAATATAATCCTCTACACAAACATATCCTATACCAACATCACCTACAACACGTGCATCAAATTTTCTAGCCGCATCTACAAAACATTCTTCATATGATGCATAGTAATTTACTGCCTCGCCTTGAATGGTTCCATTAGCAAGAATATTTACGGTTAACATTATATAGCCAAAGACTTCAATCATTTCTTTTTCCTTTTCTTCACTAATCCAAAAACTTCATCAATTTCTTTATCAGTTAAACCAAAGTCAATAGCCATTCTTTTAATTTCATCATCACTGTTAAGTTGTCTAAACAAGTCTACTTCATCACTTTTCATATGTGGAAACATTTGTAAAATAAACTGTGATATCTTATCAGTTTTGACTTTTGAATTGGGTGGTTTAATATATTCGTGAAATTGATTTTTTCCCGTACTTGTTAAACAAAATAACTTCCACATCAATTCAGGATATTTGAACAAGTCTTTATAATACTTGTTTACAAATTCGTTTGTATTCAACAATACATCTTCTTTATCTTTACCTTTTGCACTACTGGCATATCTCAAAAATAACCAACTACTCCATTGTTTCTTTTTCTCCTCACTGAGGTTAGAAAACCAATCGAAATCTTTTCGATCCATTGCACCTAAAGATTCTTTTAGTGGTATTTTATCTGCCATCATTTCTCCAAGGAGGAGCAATATATTTTCCTCCAAACATTAATATAAACATACTACAAATTGTCCTATCTGTAAAGTAAAAACAATCATTTGCCTCAAAAGATTCGTGTGAAAATTCACTATGTTCTAAATGTTCTTCACACCAACTTACGGCTTCTCTGCAAGTAGCCATATCCTCTATTAGTACACGTTGTTCTTTAAAAAATTTAGTATCAGAAGAAGTCATAACTGTGTAACACATCTGGTATTCGATTTAAATCTTTTACAAAGTAAGCACATTTTGGCTTGTCTCCATATTCTAAAGGCACAGTTAATATATGCCCATATTTTAATTTTGGAAAGAACCATTTTACATCAGCAAACACGTTGTTTACTTTTACTGGTTCCCATTGCATTGTAAACCCTCCTAAAGGATTTGTTAATATGGTATCGAAAGAACGTTCATTAATACTTGTTAATGGTATAAACTCTAGTTCTCCTATATCTTTGTCGCCGATTAGTAAATTCCAATCTATTGGCATTTCAATTTGATGTTTACCTATGTTCAAACTTATACTAGGTGCGTTAAACGTTTCTATAAAAACTAATGGTATGAAAAAGAAATCTGGTTCTGTTTTATCTGTCACATCCATTACACAATATCTTATGTCCTCAATTTCGTTTTCAGGCAGACTATTCATTTCATAACATTTATTTTCTGGTGTTAAAATCTTCATTAATATGTTACCTTATCTATAGTAAAAGGATATTGGGCTTCCTTATAATACTTTTTTCTTTCTGTTAAATGGCGTCTGCTAAACTTACATCTACTTGTTACATCCCAAATTTGAACAAAGTCTTTATCTTTCGCTATACGTACACCTCTACCAATAGATTGTATTACTCGTACAAAACTCTTACCTGGTTCAAGCAAAACCAGATTAAATATTCTTGGAATATTGATGCCTACTGCGGCGACACCGTATGTCGCAATAGTAATTGAATTTGTTGCTTGATTGATTTCGTCATATGCGTCCTTTCTATCTGTTACTTTCATAGCACCCTGAACGAATTCAGAACCAGATATCATTTCTTGGAGCAAATTTCCATTGCTAATTCTTCCTGTTAGAACTAACGTATTTCCTGTTTGTGAAACTTGTTTAATCATATTAGCGACATATTTCATTCGCTCTTTATCTTCTAATAAAAATTTTAATTCACTTTGATAATTTGTATACTCTGCAACTTCACCTGTCTGAACAATATTAACGTGACACTTTGCAAGTACACCTTGGTCTTGCAAATCTTTTGCCGCCAATTTATGTATTACTTCTCCTAATGAACTTCTTAAAGATGCAGACTCCCAATCACTTTTTGGAATAGTACCTGTTAATCCCCATCTGATAGGAATATTTGCAAATACATTTGTAAGTAAATCTTTTAATACTTCTGCTTTTGCCTGATGTACTTCATCTACCATAACACAAATTACATCTTCAATAAAAGCATCAATATCGCCATCACCTTTTTTTGTTTTTTTCAATAAAGAATTCAAACTTTGCCAAGTACAAATTGTATGCATTTTACCTATATCTTTTTTGTCACCAAAATACACACCAACATCTAGACCACAGTTTTCATAATCCTCAAATGTTTGCCTTACTAAATCCTTATTTGGTACAATAACAATAGTTCTACCATATTTTTCTACTAGACTAGATAACGTAGCAGTTATTATAGTCTTTCCTGCGCCAGTGGCGACCTCTTGTAAGCATTGAGGGTGTTCTATGAACTTATTCACTATATCTACCTGATAGTCTCTTAAACGTATCTTTTGACCCTCTGCTACGTGACCTGCAGGCCATTCTGTATCACCCCAATAATCTTCCTTTACTGCATTAAACTTTAGGTTGTGTTCTTGTCTATCATCATCGATATCAACCTCATAACCTTCTTGAACAATTATTGGAAGTATATCATCTAATAGATTTAAGAATGTTCTACCACCAACATCACAAAACCTAACCGTTCCATCCCAACGACCAAGTTTATATGCTGGCATATGATATGCGTGAGGCAAAAAGAATTTTAACTTGTTAGAACACTTTCTACGTGTAGCAGGATCAAGTCCTTCTAACTTGATGTTTACCTCGTCTTTTATTTTGATAACACATTTTTTCATTACAATATAATATCACAAAAGTTAAATTGATTCAAGCGATTATTCCATATGATCCGAATACATATAGTTTAAATATGCGTGTCCTTCTTCTGTTAATCTAGAAGGATCCCAAGGAGGGTTAAATGTTACTTCTACTTTACAATCTTTAATACCATCTACTGCCAGAGCCGCACCTTTAACATCATTAACAATCATATCAGCCGCTGGACAAAATGCACTAGTTAGAGACATTGTAATATCACAATAACTTTCACCAACCTTTATGTCATAAATCAAACCAAGGTTGTAAACATCACAACCCATTTCTGGATCTTGTACACCTTTTAAGTTTTCTATAATTTTATTTTTAGTTTCTTCAATACTCATAATATACTGATTATAACACAAATAATATTGGAATGCAAGAGGTAAAAAAAGCAGACCAGGCGAGTGAGAGAAACCTGGTCTGCCGTATAACTAAGATGGCCTCTTAGTTAACTGTTAAGCCGCTGACCTTTTCATACAAGTTGATTCAGCGAGTGACTTCCATCTGTCACCTTCCTTAGTCATATTTCTAAGGTCTGCAATTTTTTGAGCCATTCTCAAAGAAACCTCTCTAAGTCTCTTTTGATTGTCAACCATAAAGTTGATAATTTCAACTTCTTGATCCTTAGTAAGACCTTTAGTATCGAATAGACCACCGTCTCTAGCAATCTGCTTGATTCTCAAAATCTTATCTCTAGCAGTATCCATTGTCAAATCAAGATAGTGACACCTTGAAAGAATTGCTTCCAA